CTGCGCGCCAAAACCCCGCCCTTCGCAGATAGAGTCCGTCCAAATTCAAGAAAATCAATGGGGGAAGGCCCGCAAACCCGGCAAAAAGTGCCGAATTGGGGAATTTCACCCACTGCAGGAAAGTCTGATGGGAAAGGAGACTAACATGAAACTCTGCAAGAACTGCAAACATTATGGCGGGAGAGGCCCAGAGTATGCGGGTACCAATTACAATGCGCTGCATATTTGTTGCAGGGATGTTACAGAAACCATTGATCCAGTTGACGGGCACATGGTGTCTGACGGCTGCGTGAGGTGCGACAACGACGGAACATGCCCGCACTATGTGCGTATCCGCTGGTACCGTAGACTGATTCTCCCGTGGAATATTGAGCGGGTGGTCGTGACATTGTTCATGGTTTGCACAGTCTATATAGGTTGGCTTTTAATCGACCAGGTAGTGCAGTTAATCAGTTGCGAATAGGCAAATACATTGACGCCCAAAAACAAGGAGCATGCTATGACCACCGTGGCCAACGATTCTGGCGGTCCCTTCCAGTTTGAGTCTGTCCCAATGGACGAGCCACCCTCCAGTCGGTGGGTTAACCTGGTCAGATTGGATGGGGATATCTCTAACTGGCACGAGTATGGGATGGCTGTTGCATACCGCAACCGCATGTGTGAGGCCCTGCTAGACATCCCTGATGTTTGTGCCCACAACGTTGCTTTAGAGACTGCGATCTTCGACATGACCGTAGGGATCCGGGCGTGGGAATCTGATTTCCAGTACCAGGATGAGGGGCTGCCTTATGTTTGAGACCATGCTACAGTCCATTGGTGTGGGCATGATCGGCATCGGGCTATGGGACATCTCGCCCGGTCTGGGGTGCGTCTACATCGGTGTGCTGTTGATCGTGATAGGCAAGATGGCGAAGGGTAAACCGAGTGGCGACAGGAGATAAATGGTGGGCTAAGCCGAAGCCAAAGCCGAAGCCAAAGGCGAAGCCCAAGGCCACAGATCCGCCCCTGGTTGTCGAGGTGAAACGCAAGCGGGGACGGCCTGCGTTGCCGCCTGAGCAGCGGCAGGGCGAACACGCCTCAGATGCCGCACGTAAAGCGCGGGGGCGCCGAGCCGCCCGTGACATCGAGATCCCTGAGTGCGTAGACCCGGCCCGGCGTGCTGCTGCTGAGGATCACCCGTATGCGTTTGGTCAAACCTACTTCACCAGTCCACCGTCTTCCAAGTACCCCTACGAGAAACCGCTGTTGTCGGCCCCGTGTGCTGATTTTCATCACGAGATGATGGACGCATTCAAGCAGAGGATCTTGTATGGGGGGCTCAAGGCGTACGCAATCATGCGGGGCGGGGGCAAGGACACGAGCGCCTGTATCAGCGTGCTGTGGGGCACGCTGTGCGGGTTGCTGCCGTGTTCCGTGTATGCGACCTATGAGGATAGGGAGCGGCTGAAACGGTTGGAGTTGATCAAGTGGCAACTCGAAAACAATGATCTGCTATTCGAGGACTATCCGGAGGTGTGTGCGCCCGTTAGGGCCCTAGAACGGTCCGCATCCCGTGGCAGGCAGCAGACGTATAAAGGCGAGTTCACCTACATCGTATGGGGACAAGAGGCCGTCCAGCTACCCATGATACCTGGTAGCGTGTCATCGGGCGCTGTGATAGGTACGGCCACGCTAAACGGCAGCATCCGTGGGCAAAACGTGCTGGGTAGACGGCCTGCGTTTGTGGTAATCTCAGACCCTAGTACAGCAGAATCAGCCAAGAGTCCCACGCAGATCGAGGATATGATGTCCAAGATCAACGGGGATATAGGGGGGTTGGGCAGCCATCTGGACCCGTTGGCATGTGTTGCGCTGGTTACGATTATCCGGCGTGGTGACGCGGCGGACCAGTTGACGGATACGAAGCTCAATCCTATGTGGTCTGGTAGGCGGATCCCGGCGTTGACTACGTGGCCGGAACGTATGGACCTATGGGAAGAGTATGGGGACCTCTACAAGGACGGGGCCATGGGGGATGATCCGAGTGGGAGGAAGGCGCAGGCGTTCTACGAGGCCCATCGGGATGACATGGACCGGGGGGCTTCGTGCGCATGGCCTGACGGGTACATACACCGTCTGTCTGAGGATGGTATTACACCACTTGAGCTGTCTGCTCTGCAACATTTGATGAACTGGAAGTTCCAGCACGGGGATGCTGCGTTCCAAACAGAGCTACAGCACGAACCACCCAAGGATGACGAGTGGAACGAGTTGACTGCGGAGGCCGTGGCATCGCGGATCAATGGGATGCCGAAAGGCGTGTTGCCTAGCGAATGTGACAAGAAGCTAGTACAGTTTATAGACGTTCATGCGCGCGAGGTGCATTACGTGGTGATGTCGTTCTCTATGGATGGGACCTGCGCTGTGGTGGACTATGATATTCTTCGCGTGGAAGCCCCGGAGGGTAACCTACGCGATATGGATGGGCCGGTTGCGGATGCCCGTGAACGACGGATCAAAGAGGCTTTGGAATCCAGGCGGGATGAGGTCCGTATGGGGTCTGTGGTATACATAGACCAGGAAGAACATCAGCGCACCATAGACATGAGCATGGTTGACAGGGGCTGGTTGCCTGGGGTGGTGATGGGGTTCATCAGGGAATCCGGCCCGCAATGGCGGGGGTCTATTGGGTGCGCAGCAACGCCGAAGGAGATGCACTGGACACGGCAGATACGTATGCCAGACAGTAAGACGCTGATAGGCGATGAGTGGTATGCCAAGGCAGACCAATACGGTCCGTGCTGGTTCATACACTCGGACTACTGGAAGATGTTTGTACATGAGCGGCTGTGCCAGTCGCCCGGTACGCCTGGAAGCATGTCTCTGTTTGGTGTAGACCCAAAACAACACCGGATGTTCTCAAGCCATATCGTGGCGGAGAAGTGGGATCCCGAAAAGAAGATGTGGGTGCAGACCAAGCGGCACAACCACTTTTTTGACTGCTGCGCGGGCTGCTGCGCCGTGGCGAACATGCTGGGGGTCCGGTTGATCGCGGCCAAACCGGCGGCGCACGCCATGGCTCAGATAGGCCACGAAGAGAGAAACCGAAGCCAGGCCCGTAAATCTGCGGGCTGGCGAATAGGCAGATAGTACACACCGAAAGGAGACAGACACAGTGAAGCGTCAAGATTACAACCACGCAGTAGTGGCAGAAACACTACATAAGGAAACGGCTGTGCCACAAGAGCAGGACCGCCGCTATTGGCCCGAAGACAAACCGATGCCGGATAGCTATCGGCGGCGTGCGTTGTACCCATGCCCAGAATGCAGCCGGGTGTTGTTGGACACACTGGGCGTGGCTGTCGAGGTGCGGTCAATCCAGAACGGTGTCGCTTACATGCGATGTAAATCGTGCGGGCACAGGTTCAAGATGATGGAGGGATGACCTTTATGGTTCTATAATACACCTGCTTGTCTTTACGCTCCATGTATGGTATAGATTGGGGTAGTGACGGGGCTGTGACCATGGCCCAGCGAGTGCCGTGGTAACCCACGCCGAGATCACACAGCCCCGTCACGTGCATACCATACATGGAGTTTTTGCATGCCGGACACGGCTATTACACTGGCCACGTTTCAGGAGGCGTTAGGGGAAGTCGCTGACGCTATCGGTAGCGGCGACTATGCCACGGCCCGGCGGTTCTTTGCCAAAGCGTGCGCAATCGAGATCGGTTTGCCCGTCGAGGTGGGTAACGACGGGTCCCGTGTCCGTATGCGGGAACGCCTCGAATCTCTAGAGGCCACGATAGCATCCGCCGAATCGTCTGCCGCTAGCAGTGACAGGATGCGCACCATCCGTACGCGGGTAGATTACCCGGGGTTTGTATGAGCCTCCGTACCCGCATCTCCAATGCTGCTGAGGATCTGGTAGGTCTAGTGTCCCCCCGGCGTGGTACATGGATCAAACACTGGCGGCGTATGGAATCAGATTCCGATTACCGGATGGCGTGGATGCTGGCCATGCGGACGATGGGATACCGCGCAGCAGACGCCAATAATGGGGGAGGCCCATCGTTTCGCGGGTTTGGACGTGACCCCAACGAGGAAGTAGAACAGTCCCTGGAAACCCTCCGGGATCGCGCCCGTGAACTAGACCGGGATGATCCTATCGGGTCCGGGCTGGTCACCACGTTCATCAACAACGTCATCGGTACCGGCATCCGGCCACAGGTACGGACCGAAAATCCAGAAGTCAATCGGCGGCTGGAATCCCTATGGGCTGACCGGACAGATACCCTCTACCCTCAAGATATGCTGGATCATCCTAGCGCGCAGCAGATGCTACTGTCGTGCGTTCTCAACGACGGGGATGTGTTCGCACACCCAGTGTATGAGCGCGGTAGACCTGTATGGATCGAGATCGTCGAGGGGCATCGCGTAGATACTCCAATGGGTGCGCGGTCCAATGGTGGGATATCGCAGGGGGTTCAACGGGACGCCGCAGGCCGGGTAGTGAACTATTGGGTTATGCGCGGGGATCGCAACTTTGGGTTATCGAGTGACTTTATCCCGTATCCCGCGAGCCTCATGCGGCATCTGTGCCGTGTCCGGCGTCCTGGTCAGTCTCGTGGTGTCCCTCACGTCCATGCCTGCCTGCAAGAGGTCCGTGACCTCGACTTGATTCTTCTGGCCAGCATCAAACGAGTCCAGATTGCTGCTTGCCTTAGTGTGATCATACAGTCCCCGTTCGCGGTTGGTGATATGATGTCAGTCACGGCCCAGAAGTACGGGTACGAGATGGACCAGAGCATTGAACCAGGAATGTTCTATAGGACGTTCCCCGGTGAGACAGTACAGACGCTGACCCCCAACTTCCCCACGCCAGAACTGGCGCCGTTCATCATCACATTGGCGCGCCGGATAGGTGCCGCTGTTGGGATCTCGTGGCAGTTGGTGCTACGTGATTTCAGTGGGTCGACCTATTCCAGCGCGCGAACAGACCTACTCGAATCGCGGCAAACGTTCCTATCCTGGCGCAGATGGTTCATAGAGAAGTACTGCAACTGGGAATGGCGTACTGTACTAGAAGATGCACGAAGACAGAACGATCCCCTGATGGATGGTATATCCGATGACCAGATCAACGCTGTCACATGGATTGGGGACGGGTGGAAATGGGTTGACCCGGTCAAGGAGGCACGTGGCGCACAGGTACAGCTAGACATGCGGATCACGAGTCCGCAAGCCATTTGTGCGTCTTTGGGGGAGGACTGGGAGGCCATACAAGACCAGCTATTGGATGCTGAGCAGCGCTGGATTGAAGGCCGTGCGAAACGCGGGATGGAACCAGTGCCGTACTACGTCAGCATGAACGGGCAAGTTCCAGATCAACGCAGGGACGAGGGAGGCGATGATGCAGATAACGGATAATGACGGTTCAGAGCGGCGGGTAGTCTGCTCGTTTGATCCTATTCAGGGTGCGGCAGGCGAGCCTGTCCGGTTTGTGGCTGCTACCGAGGGGCCTGCGCAACGGTTGATCTGGTATACCACATGGCTGGAAATGACAGGGATTGACCTAACGCGGTTCGTCCGCAATCCGATTGTGCTAATGGGCCATGACAGCGACAAACCAGTCGGGCTTGCAACGGTCCGTATCGATGGGAATAGGTTGATGGCGGACGTTACTTTCGTAGACCGGCCCGAAGGACATGACGCGGCGGACCAGGTGGCAAAGAGGATGATTCGTGGGATGTCGGTCGGGTACATCCCGGATATGGCGTCCCGGCGAATCATCGGAGAGGGCGAGACGTGGGAAATGTCCAGCGGCACTGTTGTACAGGGGCCTGCTGAAATCATACAGAGATGGACGTTATCGGAGGTAAGTCTCGTGACCCAGCCTGCCAACGCGGATGCTCTGCTACAGGAGATGAGCGTTGGAGGTGTCTGGTACACGAGCAATCCGGTACAACAGGAACAGAATCACAACCAGGAGATCAAACCAATGGAAAACGAACCGAAGGAAACGGCGAAGCCGGATGCCACGGCCACGGCCACGATGGCCGTCCCCGTTTCGCCGCCGGATCCGCTTGCTACTGAGCGTCTTCGCGTCGAGCGAATCCGTCTACTCGGCGGACCGGGACTGGAAGCTGCGGTGCAGTACTGCATCACGGACGAGTTGAGTGTGGAAGACGCTCGTAAGCACCTGTGCGCGGAACTGGAACGCATGAGCGCACCGGCAGGCGTGACTGAGCCGGAGATTCCCACGAAGGCGGCCACGAATGCGGCTGACACACTGAGTACTGTTTCGGATGATGCACTGGCGGCGGCCTTCACTGGGATGCGCGTCAACATCGGATAACAACACAATCACCGTATGGTGATAGGAGGACACTACAATGTCTGTTAACCTTAGTCCTTGGAAGTACAACCTGCTCGGCATCACGAAGCCGATCATCATTCCTGGCCGGTTCCAGGCTGGCGCGACGGAAGCTATTTATGCGGGCGAGATCCTGGAGTTCACGGGCAACTCGAACGCGGACTTTCACGCGCTTGATTCCGATTTTGCCATGGACGGCCACATCGCGGTAGCCACGCAGCAGATCCAGAGCGGCGACCTGACCGGGTTTTACCCGATCATCGTGCCGACTCCGTATGACGTGTTTGAGTACCCCCTGGCTTCTGCTGCAGCCGTGACCTATGGTGCGCCGCTGTACTACAGTTCCGCACAGGCAGTTACCACGAGCGGATCCTATATCCTGGGGTATGCCATTGGTACTGGACATTATCCCGACTTGCAGGGCAGCAAGGCGCTGGTAGGTGCTGGTGCCCCGGACGCTGGAACCACAGTCAAGTCCACGGCATACGTGCAGATGGTGTTCGCCCAGAACGTGTCCTACTACGAGCGGCTGACCCGTGGTATCGGCGCGGGGTACAACCGCGTGAGCATCGGCGATGCAGGCGGGTTCACCGGGATGGTGTTTGATGCGTCTGGTACCTCGATCCAGTTCTACATCGATGGTACGCTGACCGCGTCGATTGAGTCCACTGGTGCATACACGAACGAAGTGTCGTAACCAATCGGCTAGTACAGCCATAACCTAAGAAAGTGAAACGAACAATGAGCGAAGACAAGAAGAAGCGGGTTAGCCTAGGCCCCCGTATTGAGTTCGGGCGCAGCGTTGATGCGGCGTCCCTCGGCGACATGGCCCGCGCCAACCCTGCCGCGTTCGGCCAGAGAATGCTTGACCTGATAGACAGCGGCAAGGTGGGCTGGCATAACGTTCAGAACCTTCAGGGTCTGTATCGGTACCTCGGCCCTGTGATGATTCCTCACCAGGAGGCTGTTGGCAGCACGTTCACGATGGCAGTGAGCACGTCCGCGTTTCCGTTGCTGACTGGCGCCATGACGCGCCGGATGCTTGAGGACCAGGCTGCGGCTGTGGAAAACCCTGTTGATGAACTCGTGACCGATTTCAATGATCCGAAGAAGGTCACGATCATGACGAAGATCCGCAAGGACGACGCGGAAGAGGACCGGACGGACGAGGGGATGGAATTCCCGGAAGTTGGCGTGACCGAAGAGTACTCGGTTATCGAGCACCACCGTTGGGGCCGTCGGCTGACGATCACGCAGGAAACCATTGACGAGAACGATGTACCAGACATCGTGCGCCGGATCAACGGACTTGGCGAACTGTACCAGGAACACGTGATCGGCCATGGCCTGGACCTGATCATGGACTACTACGGTTCCGCGAACACGCCTGACCGGCCCTATGTGTACCGCCCGAATGGTATAGGCACAGCGCTGTACCAGACGTCCGCTACCACGCTTAAGCGGCTGGGCCCGTCCGGTAACCGGGCCACCACGAATTCCCTCGTGGACGATACGGACCTGGACGCGGCCATGCTGCTGCTGGGCGCCGTGCTCAACGAGCGTGACAAGCCTGTGATGCACTCGGTTACTGAGCCGCTGACCTGGTTTGGTCCGAAGGCGCTTGAACCGATCATCTTCCATCTGACCCGTTCGGAGTACACTCCTGGCGTGGTACAGGAGGTGAACATGTACGGTCCTCGCGGCCCCCGCAACATGAAGATCGTGTGCTCTCCGTGGTTTGACCTGCGTAGCGCGACGGCCTGGTATCTCGGATACCCCAAGGCCCAGTTCCGGCGCAAGACCAAGTTTGCGGCGGAATACGTGAGTCTCGGCAACACGACGGAATCGTATCTGCGGTCCCGGATCGCGATGCAGATGCGCGTTGCCTGTGACGTGACGGTTGGTGCGGACGACTACATTCACGTGGTGCAGTCGCTTGCGGCCAGCACGCCTCCGAACGCTACCTGATGATTACCAGTGGGCTGGGTCCGGCAGTTTGCTCCTTCTGCCGGACCCAGCCATAACAAGTATGGAGACTGAACTATGAGAACGAGACAGTATGCAGTATGCGCGATGGCGGTGATCGTCCTGTGCGCATTTCCTGCGTTTGGGCAGAGCCGTGTGCCTGCCGCAGACGCGACGCAGAACCGTACTACTTCTGAGGTGATCGGGAATAAGTCGGATGCTGCGGTGACTACGATAGGGACTACCGCGTCTCTGATGGCGTACCTGAAGGGCTTGTTTTCGGTTGTAGGACCAAGCGCCACCACGGGCGTGTCTTCGGTAGTTGGTGCGATGACTGATGCAGCCGTGACGGCGCCTACGACCGACAAAACGGCCATGGGCTACCTCAAAGGCGGATTGACTACCATTGGGGCCATGACTAGCACGGCGGCGACGGCTTCGGCCACGGACAAGTCGGCTATGGCGTACCTCAAGGGCATGGCAGACGGCGGCATCAGGTGCGCGCAGACGGCCCTGCTTGCCACTACAGCTACTAGCAACACCAACATCTTCACCTATTCCGGTAGTATTGTTGTGGAGTCTATCATCGGCATTGTGCAGACTACCGAGATGGCTGCTGCACAGACGCGGATCAAGCTGACGGCCACGGCGGATGCTCTGTCCGCTACTGATATCTGCGCGGCGCTTGACGTTACTGGCGACACTGTCGGCACTACGTACAATATCACCGGGACGGTTGCGGATGCGCTCGTTGAAGCCACCAATGGCGTTGCAATTGCTCAGGCTGGCAGGCTAGTGCTGCCGTGTACTACGTCTGGGGTGATCACGGTCAACAACGCTGACGCTGCGAACGCGGGACGTATCCTGTGGCAGATTTTGTATCGGCCACTGGAACCGGGCGCGACTGTAACCGCTGCGTAGTGAGTCCGATCATGCCCCGCGCGGGCCGCTGGTAACGCAAGTTCCCCCCCGTTGCCAGCGGCCCCGGGGCACCCAAGAGGGTGTATTGAATGAGTATCATGAGCGACATGCTGGCGAATGGGCTTGGAATGCTCCAGACAGCGGTCGGAGAGACTGTATCCTACACCCCATCGGGATCGTCGGCTGTGTCATGTACGGCCCTAGTGACGCGATACAGGAAACAACTCGAAGACCGAAACCATACGCGCGGCGTGCGTCACGAGGCGTCCGTGATTATCCTCACCACGTCCGTGGCCAGTCCGGCGGCGGGGGATACGATAACGTTTGACGGCATGACGTGGGGCGTGGACGGCGTCCAATCCAAACCTCCGGGTGCGCATACGTGCTCGGCAGTTCGTTGGGAATCCGTAGACCATCGCGGGAAAAACAAGGTGTAACACAACAATGGCTATTGTATCTGAAGACGCTTGCCTAGCACGTACGCAGGCCATCCGTGACGATATTAGTCAGCTAAGGCAGCAGATTGACAAGCTGAGCGGGGTGCTGCTGGGGAATGGCTCACAAGGCATGTGTGGGCGGATTGAAAACCTGGAACGGGCTGTCGATACGGCGCGGCGCGGGTTGTGGGAACTTGGGCGCGGAATCCTTCCGTATGTGTTGGCTACGTTGACGGCTGGCGGTGTAGCCTACGGCGTGACAAAGGCCGACAACAATAATATCCCTCCAGTAGTACAGAGTGGCACGCCATGACAGTTAGTGCTACCAGTGATCTGGCCAAACGGATAAACGCACTGCGTACGTCAGTGAGTAGCAGCAGCACGTTCCAGACGTTCACTGGCACAGCCACCTCTGTACTGGCAGCAGCGAAAGTTTACTACCCTGGCGCCGAACAGAACCGGCCCTATGCAGTGGTGGGCGTTTGGGAGGGGTACCGCGTCTATAGTGAGGCGGTAGGTCAGGTATGGGGCGAGGGGGCGCTGTGGCTGGCCCTAGAACAGGACGTGGCGACCGGTAACCAGTCCAGTGACTGGGACGCATGGACGGCCTTCCTGAACGCCTGTGGGGGCATCCTGGAAGACATTCTTGGCAGTACGACTTCGGGGGGGTTGGTGATCAAAGACGCTGTGTTCGAGGTGGCCCCGGCCCGTAGTGATCCCTATGAGGAAAACGGATCGGACTACTTCTTTGCTCTCATACGAATTGAAGGGGTGTAGTATATGCCTAGGAAATGGGATCAATACCAGCACGTAGAAATGATCGTGCGGTGTGACCCAGGGGCGAAACAGGCAGCAGTAGCGCGCGGGTTAACGCGCGGGTTGAAAGACGCTGCCGAAACGTGGCGGAAACGGTACCTTCCCCGCCACTTCGAGGAAAGCGCTTACAGTCGATATCTGTACCACAGACGCAGTAAGCAATACGAGATCGCAAAGTACAAGAGGTTCGGACACAGGATTCCGCTGGTGTGGGAAGGGAAAGCTCGTGATGCTATTTTGTCCACAATGCCAGCCGTATCGGTTCGGAAACTGAAACTGAATGCTGTCTGGCGCGGGATGCCGCGCTACCTGTTCGTGAAACGGAAAGGCGGCGTTCGTCCCGCCGAAGAGATCACGACTACGATAGCGGACGAGCGGAACATCCTGCTTCGGCATGTGGGAAAGACAGCACGACAGTATGCGTCCAAGGCGACAGGACAAAAGAAGGCGACAACGCTGAACATATAGAATACTGACCGTATGATCTCGGTGGGTATGGTGTTGAAATGGCGAATCAGGAATACGTGCTGCACATGGCGGCGATCAACGGTACTGCGTTGCCGATCAACCAGGCGTCCTATAACCCTGGTATAGAGCCTATGCTTGGGTATGGTAGTGGCGCCATTGACCCGACGCTGGGATGTATTGGCAGCATGAAGCCGGTGTGCCGGTTTCGGACAACGGCTGTCAAGACCGCGCTGGACATCTGCGGCATTGGCGGGTTGGCGTTGACGAGCACCACGAAGCTGTACTTCGGGAAAACGGTATCGGGCGGATCGTTCGCTTCGGGAAGCGTCCATACCAGCCTGACAGTCAACGAGGGGCTGCTGGTCTGGCGGTCTCTTAGTGGCGGACAGGGGGAGTTCGCTCAGGTCGAGTACGAGCTATTCGCCGTTCATGACGGGACTAACTACCCGTTTACTGTGGCCACAAACGCAGCGTTGCCGTCCGTGACAGCACTAACGCAGGGGTACAGAGTTCACAGCGTCACGATAGGCGAGACCGTCTACTGCGTCTCTGACATCAACATCGACACGGGCATTGACGTGCTCGTAGCGGGCGATGCCAGCCGGGCCGATCCTACTATGGCGGCTATCAAATCGTGCGCGCCCGTGGTGAGTTTCAGTTCTCCGGCAGTCAGCACGTTGCTGGGCGCCGTTGGTGTTGGTGGGGCGGCTATCACGGCGTTCACGGCAACGTTTGCGGCGTGCGTATCGGGCGGCGTGTTTGGGGCATCGAACCATATCACGGTAGGCATGACTGGCGGGATTATCATCCCCAAGTCTGTTGATGCCACGCACAACGAGCAGGCCAGCATTTCATACGAGGCGCATGCCGCCTACGATGGGTCAAACGCTATCCTAGATGTGGCCACAGACGCATCTAGCCTGCCAACGGTGTCGCCCCTGGCAGAGCTGTACACCGCAGGACCAGCATTGCTGTCGTCCCCGTCTGCTACACTGAGCACATCGAGTTGTGGTGTGGAGTTCGGGATCTCGCTTGAGAAGGGGAGCGACAGCGGCAACTACCAGCCTACCCGGATCTGGATTGCGAAACGGGAACCAGAACTGCGCGTCGGGCACATCGACATAGGGGTCCTGACTATTTACGGGGCTGCGCAAGCCAACGCCTACGTGAGCCTGCGGAAGGTCGAGGAGGGTGCCACGCGCGTTGCGGCCGCCACAGAAGAGCATATCCAGTTCAAGGCGGTTGTGGGCCTGGCCTATCCCGGCGAGGTGAGTGGTACAGGCCAGAGTACGGCTTCGGACGAGGTGATTTTGAAGTGCATCAAATCGGGTGAGAACGATCCGATTACGGTAGACACGACTTTTGCATTGAGCTAATCTGCTGGGAGGACAACAGACATGGGTGATATGCTGTATTACGCGCCTGGTATGTCAGGCGTCATGAACGCGCAGGGCGTTGCGCGGCTAGGGTTGGATTATATTGGGGAGTGCGGGTATAGCACAACGCGGGTGCAGGAAGGCCCTGACGGGCATCCTGGGGCCGTGTTTGCCGTCCAGGTGGACCGGCCACCAACAGAGGAGAATCCCGTGCGGTACGTGCGGGACCGGCAGACCTGGACCCCGTTTGATTCGGGGGGTGTATGGCTGGGATACTGGACGGATGCCAAGCCTGGCCCGTCTGACCTATGGCGGGGCGTGCGTATGACGGCTACGGGCGTGCGCCTCGAAGACGGCCACGTCTGGCAGGTGCCGGGTGTAGCGGCTCTTCCACGGATGTTGTGGGTAGATGATACATCTACGCTTATGAGTGCTGCGCTACCGCAGTACACCGCATTTGAGACGGCATGTAACCGGTTCATCGAGGCTATGCGCGCCGAGCACCTGAAAGATTCGGGGCAGCCTCTGGGCGGGCTTCGTGAGATGACACACCGGGACTTCTACGATGCTGTGTGTACGGGGTTGGGTGTGTTGTACCGCGTATCGTGGCGGGAAGCCAGCGCGCTGCGTTTGGTGTCGGACGCATCGGGTACGGAGATCATGCGGGCCATGCTGGACTTAGCGGCATATGAGGGTATGCGGGCAGAGATGGAGGCGGAGGCACAAAACAAAACGGGAAACGGTACCCCGTCAGTTTCCGGCTCGCCGTCCACAGGCGATGGGTTGCAGGCATGATGCCTGAGTACCACCCCACCATGGCTGACTGGCTATTGGCAGGGATAGGACTGTAGCAATGTCGTACTACGACATCAACGATCATTACACTCCAGCGGCACAACCCACGCCGCCGATTGTTCCGCAATACTACATCGAGGCGTTAGCGGCGGCGTTGCATGAGCACGAGGAGTTTTGCCACCAGAGCAAGACGGTCTTGTCAATCGTGGGGGATGGTAACGCCTACAACGGGACAGATGACGCCTCGGCACATCCTACAAGCGGGCGGAAACACGCACGTACGATCATCATGCACGCGCTGAACGAGATCAAGGATGGCATCGAGTTGTGCTCCCAGTCTACTGGGGTGACAGAAGATTACAAGGTGGTAACCTGGATCAATCCGCAGTTGGACATCTATGGAACCGAAGACGAAGATTTCCAGACCATCCAGGATGTGTATGATTACTACGAAGCTGGTGATGTGACGGAATGCGATAGCACGAACCTGCACAAGTGGAATCAACTAATCGAAGCGGAGATCCGCATACTGGATAAGCTGCGCAAGATTTACATCGCGGACGATCCGTTAGACCCCAGTAGTTGGAAAGCGACAGTAAAGTACTTTGAGCTTGCTGATGGGGATGCCCCCGGAATTTCTGGTGAAACACAAACGGGGTATGTAGGAGTTACAGGGAGTTTACCAGGATGGTTTGATTTCGGCGGTGAACTATTAGCATATGGATATCCTATACCCGAGGACTACAGATGGACACCATTTCAAAATCTGGGACCGGGATCGTATCAAGGTGTACAGCGGTTTGATGCTGTTGTAAAACTCCCCCGGGGTTGGAGTTCTGGTGCTACTGCGCGAATAGACATATTGTGTGATGGTGGTGGAGAGATTATAGGCGCTATGCATGACGGGGATGATGTAACGGGGCCTACGGGTGGATGGTCAAAGTGGGTAAGCGCCGGACTGGTGACGGAGTCAGAATACAATGCCTTCGCCTCTGGATTATCAGAAAACGAGGGGACGTCTCATATCTCAATGAGCGGTGGGGCTCCTGATGAAATATCATACGAAGGCAACACGTTCACGTTGCCGTCTGGTGATTATGTATACATTGGGATAGCGGGCGAAGCTAATATGTCCAATGCCGCCGGATGGTTGGCAGCGGCAGACCTCATTGAAGACGGGGCAGGTGTAAACTTCAGAACAACTCTCCTAGTTCTTTTGCAGATTCTGTCAAAGGCTATTGTATATAGCGTCAAAATCATATGCATAGGTAACACACCATGCCACAAGAAGACCTAACATTCCGAATCACGGCGCTGGCCGGTGCTGCCGATGCCGTGTTCCAGCGCCTGCACCAGCACTTCACAAAGATGGGATCTGCCGTCAAGTCCCTCAACAGTTCCATGCAATCCCAGAGCGCTACCATGTCGGCCATGCTCAAGGGGATGATGGGCTTCGGCGCGTTGTACGGGTTACAGCGGGGGATGGAAGGCGCGGCTCGTGGAATCAACCAGGCTGCCGAGGACGCGCACCAGTTCGAGGAGGTCATGACGGAACTCCTGTTCCTGGGCAACAACATCAAGATGACCGGGAAGGTCAAAGATGAGGTCCTCAGTCTTGGCGTTGCCTATGGCACTGCGACTGACATGGTGTCGAGTTTCCTGTTCCGGCTACAGTCTGGCGGTAGCAACCTACCCCCAAACCTAATACGGGCTATTGCTGAGGAATCCCTGGAACTCACTAAGGTCATGGGTGGCGCGCTGGACACCAACAGCAGGCTAGTGCTCAAATCCGTCGAGAACTTCGGCGATGGGTCCGAAGAGTACGTGTCAATAGCCCAGAACCAGATCGCGAAGATTTCCGAGATCGCGGACGTGAAACCTTCGGAACTTGAGGGGCTCGCGGATATCATGCCCGTGGCGAGTCTGTTTGGCGCTGGGTTGCCAGAGCTAGGAGCACAGTTCGCCACGATATCGCTACTCATGAACGATACTGGTAAGGGCATGACTGCGTTGCGCAACGTATACATGCGTCTAGGACAGGCCGCAGAGTTAGGTGTCATCAAACCTACGCACGATGTGACAGCGGCCATGGTGGAACTACAGGGCGTTGACCCAGACATGATGGCAGAGATATTCGGGCATCGCGCCGTGGTAGCGGCTGCGGCACTGGCACAGTCCACGGGGACAACGGCGGCGAACATCGAGAAGATCCAGCAAGCGGGCGCCGCTAATGAAGTAGAACAGAAGGGCGCTAGGCGGCTGCTAGATCCGGCATACGCGGCCAGCGAAATCCAGGGCGCGGCGGCCATGGCCAAAGATACCGCAGATCTGCGGAAGGACAATACGTGGGCACAACAGTCCCAGGTAAAGTACAATGAGATAATGACTGGGTGGAAAGGCGTCACACCTCCATGGCTACGTGGCATACTGGGAGAGGGGGTTATTGGAACGGGTGTGGCGGCTGCCGCGAATTTCATTTCTGGCGG